AACGTCACAGGTAATGTGACTGGTAATGTGACTGGTGATGTCACTGGTACTGCAACCAATTCTGTTAACGCACAAGTTGATACTGATGCAACAACCGACGCAAACCGTTTTATTGTGTTTGCCGATAGTGCTTCTGGTGGTAACCAAAGATTGAAGGCTGATGGTAGCCTGTATTATAATCCGTTAGACAACAGACTGTACGCAACAAATATCACTGGTACCTTGACTGGTAATGTCACAGGTAATGTGACTGGTGACTTGACTGGTAACGCAGACACAGCAACACTTGCAGCGACATCAACCATTGCTGCAGGTAGTGGTTCTAATCGTTTCATCAATTTCACCGATGGTGGAACAGGAGCACAGGCACTGAAGAGTGACACATCTCTGAAATACAGTCCCTCATCACAGACACTCACGACTGGAACAGTTGTTGCTAACTTGACAGGTAACGTTACAGGTAATGTAACTGGTAATACTTCTGGTTCTTCTGGGTCATGTACTGGTAACTCTGTAACGGCAACAACAGCAACAGTTGCAACAACTGTAACTCTTACTCCCAATTCTGCTAATACAGCATACAGAGTTCCATTTACAAGTGCTGATACTGGCAATGTGAGTCTCTTTAGTGATACTGCAGATGGAATGACATATAACCCATCAACCAATACACTGGTTGCTGGAACTTATAACACAACTTCTGACGAAAGAATCAAGAGGAACATCAATCCAATTGATGATGCTCTGGAGATTTTGAATGAACTGAATGGTGTTAGGTTTGAGTGGAAAAACAGTGGTGTTCCCTCAGCAGGTGTCATCGCTCAGGATGTTGAGAAAGTCCTCCCAGAACTTGTCGATGAAGTTGACGACATTATGAGAGTGAACTATGATGGACTTATCGGTGTCCTTATCGAATCAGTGAAAACTCTTTCCAAGAGAGTTGAAGAACTTGAGAATAAATAAGAGGAGGAATTGATGTCTTATGGCCGACAAATATCAAGCGGGGTCAAGTCGCCTCGTTGACAGTCAAGAGTTTTTAACAGGTAAAGACGGAACCTTCAGTGGAACTATCACCGCGTCAGATTTCCAACTAACTGGAGGTGCCGCGGCTGGTGCTTATCCAACTGGCACAGTTTTGTGGTGGCCGGGGGCGACATCACCAACAGGTTGGATCGAATGTAATGGTGCTGCAATCAGCAGAACAACTTTTGCTGATTTGTTTGCAGTTATTGGAACAACATTTGGTGCTGGTAATGGTTCATCAACCTTCAATGTGCCTGTGATCAACGATGACAAGTTTATTCGGGGTTGGGGTAGTTCTGGTGGCCTTGACCCAGGGAGATCTTTTGGATCAAATCAAGGCGGAGACGTAGGAAATCACAGTCACAACACAGCCGGTAACAATAGTGCTCACAATCACGGTGTGAACGCTAACGCAAGTAACGCTCCTCACAACCATGGTTTTTCTGTTGGTGGAGCTAACATGCCTCACCAACATAATGCCAACACCAGTGGAAACAATGCACCACACAAACATGGGGGATCAATCAACAACACTGGGGCACACAATCATCCCATGTCCATGGCAAACGGCGCCACTAACCCCTCCAACGAAGCCTTTGAATTCGATCCGGTTACACCTGAACAAAACACCAGTGCTAACTTGAACAATGCTGGAGGTCATAGTCATCCGGTTGGTTTTCCAGCTAAAAATGTTCCTCACACTCACCCAGCTAACGTTGGTGCACAAAACGCTCCACATAGTCACCCGGCTACTGTTGGTGCTGCAAACGCTCCACACAATCATGGAAATAAGACCAGCGGCAACGGTGTAATTGCCAATCACAATCACGCATTCGATGGAGATGATGGAGGTACCAGCCCTAGTAATCTGACCACCCGACCACCCTCCACTTCAATGGTCGCCATTATTAAAATATAAGGAGGAAAGGAAATGCCATATCAAATAAACAACACAGAAGTTACTCAAGACGATCGTGACGTATCTGGAAGAAATGCGACGTTTGTTGGTGTTGTAACAGCCACATCATTTGCAGGTTCAAACACAGCTCCCACTGGTTCGATAGTTTGGTTTGCAGCTAACTCTGCTCCAGTTGGTTGGCTTGCACTTGATGGTTCTGCGGTCAGTAGAACAACTTATTCAGATTTATTTGCCATCTTTGGAACAACATTTGGTTCTGGCAATGGTTCGACGACCTTCAACTTGCCAGATATGAGAGGTCGGTTCTTCAAACACCTCAACAATGGCAATGCGCAAACGGGTGAGGGTGGAATTCCTCCACACACTCACGGTGTGAATGCCAGTAATGCACCACATACCCACCCTGCTTCATTCAACGCGGCAAATTTACCACACACTCACCCAGCTAACGTTGGTACTGCAAACGCTCCTCACAATCATCCAGGTTCCGTTGGTACTGTAAACGCTCCTCACAGTCACAACTCAAACTCAGGAGGAGGTGGAAGCCACGCTCACAATTTCAGAGGAACGATTGAAGCAAACCCTGGTAACGCCAGAAAGAGAATGGTTGGTGGTAACGTTTCTTCAAACACTGGCAACTCTGGAGCTCACAATCACCCTACGGTAAATTGCAACTTTGCCAACAGTCCTCACAGTCATCCAGGAAACACATCCACCAACAATGTTCCTCACAATCACAGTGTGAATGTTGGCACAACAAACGTTCCCCACTCTCACCCAGCTAACTTTAGCACTGTTAACGCAGCACATTCTCATAACGGAGCCAATTTCACTGCTGGTAACTCCAGTTACATCCGACCCTTTAATATCGCACTTCTTCCCATCGTCAAGATCTGAATCATGTCATTTAAAGTAGATTCTTCAACAATCATTGATAATAATCAAGATTTCACATTCCAAGGAGGAACTTTCAGTGGAACTCTGACCTCTAATGGTGGGTTCTCCTGGGGAGATGTTCCTGTTGGAATTATGCACTGGTATCCTCGAACTGACTTGATCGCCACCATTCCAACAGGTTGGGTTGAGTGTAATGGTGCCGCAATCAGCAGAACAACTTATGCTGCTTTATTTGCAGTCATTGGAACAACATATGGTGCTGGCAATGGTTCGACAACCTTCAATGTACCTAACACCCAAGACAGGTACATTATGGGTGACCTTAGTGGAGATCGTGGTTCTGAGACTGGACCATTTCTTGCCAATCACACTCACACAACCGGCACATTCAACACCGGGAATCAGACGAATCACACTCACCTTGCCACTTCTGGTAACTCAAACTCTCCCCACAGTCACAACGAAAATAACGCTGGAGCCGTCAATGCTCCCCACAATCATAACGCGGCAGTGACGGCCGGTAACATGCCACACAGTCATAATGGCAACACCAGCAATAATGGAAGTCACAAACACAACATCGGATTTAACAATATTGCAAAAATTGATACATCTCCTATCACAAACCAGAATTATGTGTTAAAATCTCCGAGTGTTCTTGTTCCGAACGTAAACCTTTCTGACGCCACGAACCCTGTGGGAAATCACACTCACACGGTAAACTCAACGGGGGCCAATGCACCACATAGTCACAACATTTCATGGGGTGGAAACGCTCCTCACTCTCACAATGCCAACACTAACACTGGAAACGGTCCTCACTCTCACAACTTGTCGGTGAGTGCCGCGAATGTGCCACATGCTCACAACATTAGTGGAACAGTCCAGCACCCAGCCTCAACCAACACCAACTCGGTGCAACTGCACAGATTGCACATGAGACTTATTATCAAGGTTACATAAATCACAAAATCAGTTATAATGTCAACATATTGATTACCCAAAATGAGATCTAAATTATTTTCCATCCTTGGTGACTCATATAAAGTTATACCAAAATACATCTCAAAGAAAGAAGCAATTAGACTTGGGAAGAAGTTTGAGAAAGAAAGTCGAGAAAAGAATTTAAAAGGTAAAGCTGGAGACCTTGTGGGAGAAAACCACTCCGACGAATACATGAACCCAGATCATGTTGCTCTTCTTTCGGAGAAAACTCACTTTCTAAACAAGTTTCTGGGAGAAAAGGTTGTCCCAAGTTATTGTTATTCTCGTGTCTACAGGTCTGGAACTCACCTCAACAGACACAGAGATCGACCTGCCTGTGAAGTCTCTTTGAGTGTTCATCTTTATGGGACAGAAGAGTGGGCATTTGGTATTGTTGATAAAGATGGAAAAGAGATTGAGGTTATTCTTCAACCTGGTGATGCCATCATCTATGATGCACCTTATGCAGATCATTGGAGACCACCATTTCCAGGAAATGATGATGATCTTTATGTTCAAACATTTCAACATTATGTCTTTTTGGATGGAAAGTACACGAATGAAATCTTTGACAAAGAACTCAAACAATCTAGCATTTCTAACAACCTGAAGTCTCAGATTGTTCACTCTAAGGGTGTCTTTACAAAGAAAGAATGTAAAAAGATTATCAAGAAGGCAATCAAGGCAGATGATTGGGTAGCACAAGAAACTGTGGGAGGAATTGAAGGTGTTAGAGTTTGTGAGGGGTGGGCGATTCCAAACAAAGAAAAGATTGACTCCTTAATTAACAGTAAAGTTTCAGAGGTTTTGAGTGAATCAGTTCAACATTATTGGAAACTTGGAGGAAAACTTCAAGTTGTTGAGGATCATGGTTACACAGTTCTGAAATACATACCTGGTGGAAAGTATGATGAACATACTGATCATGGACACACTTACAATAGAGCTCTCACAATGATTATTGCTCTCA